CGATGACTGCACCTGGATTGGCCCCGGACAGCACCAGCGAGACCTCGCGGATCATTCCGTGGAAGACCTGCTTGCTCTTCTCGACCAGCTTGTTGGCGAAGATCGAAAGGTTCTTGATGTCGCCATGCTGAACGAGCTTCTTGGAGTTCTGGCCCTGCGGCGTGTCGTTGAAGTAGGCATAGGTGTAGACACCTTCGCCCTCCCGGTGCTCCAGGATGGCATGGCCCAACACGTTGGTCGGCTCTCCGTGGGCGTGCTGCCACACGAGGGGGACGGTCATACCGTCCATGTGCTTGAACGCCTCGGCGGTGATGGTTCGACCGTCACTGCACTTGATGCCGACCTTAGTCGCCCAGCCGCTGAAATCCGGTTCTGCTGCTCCCATTTTGACGTCTCCTTTCTATGGGGTTAGACGCGTGTCCTGATGGCGTCGTACTCGCGTTGCGCCGTTGCTTCGTACTCGGCTTTGGTTTGTTCTCGACGAGCTTCGTAATCAGCTCGAGCCTTTTCGACTGCTGCCTTCAGACTCGCGCTCACTATTTCTCGGGAAGAAACAGCTTCCGCTCGGACCTGTTCCTGCTGTTGCTTGGTGGCTTCGGTTAGAGCGGTTCGCTTGTTCTCCGTCTCCGTAAGGATTGCGTTTCGATCGTCGTAACCCTGCACTGCCAGCTTGACCATGTCGGTCCAGGCAGAGCCATTGACCTCCGCAATCTGTTCGGCACGCCGAGCAACTAGCTTGGCACGCTGTTCGTCACTAACCCCTTTCGGAATTGGAGGCAAGGCAGCGATCTTTCGAGCGGCTGCTTCTCTGATCTCGGCTGACTGCGCCTTTTGGTCTGCGACCAGCTTAGTCAAAGCGGTTTCCTGGTCGGCTGAAATGGCTTCTGCCGCTTCGGAACGCTGCGCACTGATGGTCTCAAGGAGCGAACGAAGTTTCCCACTGATCTCTTCGCGTCTCGCCTGGGCTGTTTCCCGAAGTCGTTCCACAGCCTGCTTGCGAGACTCCGAGGCACCAGCGACGTCGGCCTTCTGTCGTTCTGCGATCTGCTTCTTCGCATACGACCAGCCTTGTCGTTGCTGCTCGGTCATTCCCTTGGTCGATTGCCGACCTTTGAGCTCTCTGGTGCGAAGGTAGTACTCGTGCGCCTTGACTGGATCGTAATACTCAGACGAATAGTGCGCGAGGAAGTTCTCGACGCGCGCCAGAGTCATCCCATCTCCCTGGTCATCTCATCGATGTCGGCGGAAAGACCGTCGAACATCTCATTCATGACCTGGTCCATGGCGTCGAAGTCCGGAGCCGGAGGAAGGTCGCCTCTGGACGACGGAACTCTGAGCGGGCCTTCACCTTGTCCGAGTTCCGACTGCGGCATGTTGCTGTTCCGCAGCTGATCGGCCTTCGGGTCCGACGTGTTCGGCTTGATGCCGATGACCTGACGGATCTCGTTGGACGACAGAATCTCGTTCCGTGTGAACTTGTCGGCGATCTCGGCCAACTGGCTGATAGGCACCAACTTGAAGGCGTCACGGAAGTAGGCAATCGACTGCCCCTGAGTGCGAGCGGTCTTGGTGAGGAACTTTCGCCGCATCTCCTGCACGATGCCGCTGATAATCGGATCAACGGTCCGGCTGTAGTAGTTGAGCATCGTAGCTTCGTCAGCCGTACCGTCCATCACGTTCTGCGTGATGCCGAGCTGGCTGTAGAGCAACGACGTCAAGAACTCCACCTGCTTGAGCAGGTTGTTCTCGGCCGGTCGGTTGAGCTGCGTGATCTTCTCGGTTCCGTCAGTGTAGGCAATGCCGTACTGACTGCCCTTGAGCTGGAACTCGATGTCACGCCGACGCTGATCCGCCTGCTGGCGACGAGCCTCCGACTTGATCACGTAAGGCAGCTGGATGATCATGTCGAGCTTTCCGGAACTGGACTGCTCATCCACTGAATCCAGCAGATTGAGCTTCCTCAGCAAGCGCTGAAGCGTCGAGTTCGGCTCGTTCATGACCTGATAGAAGGGGTTCGGGATGATGGCGGTAAACCGCTTCTCGACGATCACCTCTTCCCGACGGCCGGTCTCCTCGTTGTACAGCGATACCCGAATATGCTTCGGGAACCACTGAAGGATCTCACCGACACGCATGGTCCTGATGTCGAAGCTGCCGCCATTCTCCGGCTTAATCGAGGTGTCGACTGGAACAACTGCGGCGATACCCTTGTCGAACATCGTCGTGACGACGTCCTGGAAAATATCGCGAGCCGCCTGATCTAGGTTGGCTTCGACCGTAAGACAGTTGTTCAGCCCACTCTTGACGTCCCCGATATAGCGTTCTTCATCGTCGAGCCTAACGTGTCGAATCGGAATGCTGGCCACGTCAATCGCGATCCGGGTGTACACCGAAGAAATGATAGAACGTTCATTCGTAACCCCGAGTCGCGAACGGTCCGGCCGAATGCTGTAGCTCGTACCGTAGTCGGCCGCGCCCGCATTGCGATTGTCCATGTTGACAAACGCATTCCAAGCGTGACTCAGTCGATCCTTGAATGGCATCTTCCACCTCCTCTCCGAATTTTAACGGTTTCGCAGGAGGTCGTTTACTTCCCGCCTCAGCGCCTGGTTGTTCATGAAGGTTCTGACCTGGGACATCACTTTCCGATCAAGCCCAGACCGCTGAGCATAAGCTGCACCGGCGGTTACAAGACCAACTGCAACCGGAGCAGCAAATGGGCCGTTGACCGCGCGGTTTACCGCACGAGCGTTCTTGCCGACCGAAGCCCTCGTGTCCTTGCGACGACGCTCACCCCGAGCCTTCTCGGCATGACGACCGAGATCCTGCTGACCTAAGTGGTGATCGAACGCCTTCTTGTAGTTCGGGTCCTGCTTGCTCTTAGATTCGACCTTCGCTTTGATCAGCTTGCGTCGAGTACCCGCGCCCTCACCGTAGAACAGCTTAGCCCGTGCGAATTCCTGAGCATCTCCCTTTGCTTCCTTGTTCGTTTTTCGAGAGACGCCTGGAAGGTCGGCCTTTCTAGTACCCCACTTCATGCCCTTGACGCCGAAGTGCATCAGCAGATCTTCGTCGAGGGGCGGCTTATCATCATGAATCATTCGAACGCCTCCTTGTTCGCCTTGTAAGCGATGTAGGCGTCCATGAGGGCCGCCACGTTGTCGATCTTCTCATCCTGACGCTTCTTGAGAAGCTTCCGGTTACCGTTGGTATCTTCGATAGTGATGGCATTACCCATCGTAAAGGACATTAGATCCTCATCGAAGATGAGTAGGCGTTCCTCGCTGAGGATCTTTAGCTCACCGAGTGGAACGGACTCGGTCTTAGCTCCCTGGATCACCTTCTCGATCCCAAAAGGCCCGTTCTCGGCCTCCCAACGCTGGACAAATTCCTTGGCGTTGTAGGGGTCGAACCCGAAAGCTCTTACGTCGTACTTAGAGTCCTGAATATGCTTGTCGAGATCGTCGTAAACCTCCATCATGTCCAGAATGGTTCCATCGAGGACATGAAGGCTTTCCTCTTTGATGAACTCGTCGTACTTCTGACGCATGGCGCCCGGAAGCTTCATGAGCGTCAGCTCAGTGATATAGCTTCGGGTCTTTACGCCGAACTTACCGTTCCGCAGCGGGAAGAGAAACGTAAAAGCACAGAAGTCGTCACCCTGCGAAAGGTCCGCGCCCAAGGCGCATGGCAATTCCCAGAAAATCTGAGGACGATGCGGCAGCGTCTCTTCATAGGTGAAGAAGTAGGTGTACCCCTCCATCGGAATGGCGAACCGCTTGGCCAGAATATCGTTCCGCGAAGCCGGAGCTTTCTCGGCCCGCTCTACGTCCAGCTGATAGGTGTCGTATGAGATGGTCTTGCCGAGATTAGGCTGAGCCTTCAGCCACATGGCTGGGTCGTCGACCTCTTCGACCTCGTCGAGCTTGTAGTGGAAGATCGAGACGTGCGGTGCGACGTACTCACCCTTGAGAATATCGGCCAGCTCGAGCTTGATGGTGTCACCTGAGCCGTTACGAACCGTTCCTTCGGAACTGATCGCGACAATCAGATAGTCATCCAGCTTGGAGGCGCCCTGTTCGATCGCGCCGACAACGTCCTCCCGAATATCGCCGGAGAGCCACTCGTCGACGGTGGACACCTTGGGCCGAAGACCCTGCAGCTTGGCGATCGACATCGGTCGGATCTCGAGAATGCTTCCGGTCAGGAAGTTCTCGATACCCTTCTTCGTCGCAGCCAGCTTCTGGCGCAGAACTCGCGAGCCAGTGGTGTTCTGCATCGACCCTTCGGTCAGGAATTTGAAGAGCGGGCCCCTGGCCCGGGTGATGGCCGTCCGAAGCGGACTCATCACCTCTTCTGCCTGCTTCATGGTCGGTGCGGTGGTGATCTGGTGCGTCGTGGTCGTGTCGACATTCAGGAAATATGCCTGAATGGTCTCGGCGTACATCGACTTGGCCGCGCCACGAGCCACGATTAGGTACTGCTTCGTGGTGAGACGCTTCTTGATGACCTTGGTGACGTAACGCCCGCCGTGATTGTCCTCGGTGGGCTCGTAGACGCTACGCTCGACGAAGTGATACCAGCCGAAGATCTGCTCGCCCCACAACTTGAACGTGGGCAGCAGGTTCAGATCCGTTCCGTCAGTGAGCGTAAGCTCCTTCTCACAGAAAAGAATCCAGCCTTCGACAGCCTGGTCGTCGTAGTAGATGTTCGGGTTGGCGATGAGCGCATCGATGCGGTTCATCTCCATCGAGATCTCTCGATTGACGGGGATGTCGCCTCGAATTACTGCGTTACGGAATTGTCCGTAGTAATACGGGGTCGCCGTATTAGATAGACCCATCGCCAACCCTCACTCTCTAATACCTAGACGCCTTACTGAGACCTTCATCCGCATAATCGTAAGACAAGCGGAAGACCATGTCCTCGTTGCCGAAAGCGACCATGATTCGATCGAAATAGAGCTTTGTCGGAAGCACGCCGCGAGCCGACCCGACCGGACCGACCGTGGCATGCGGGTTGAACTCCTTGTGCTCGCTCATGTTCCAGTACTCGACCAGTTCACGGGCACGAATAAGCTCAGGAGTGGTAGAGAGGGTAAGGACATCCACCCTCTCGTCGTCATCACCGAACTGCTCGACACCGGTGACGTCCAGCGAAAATGGCGGAGTCACCCGAGTCAGCAGAATGGCATCCTTGGCGATCTGGTTGAAATCGCTGTAGTTCCGGTCCTGCAGCGTACCCGCATAGACAAGCGTCAGATGCGGCAGCGGCTGCTTGCACCAGCTTCCATCGGTCGGAAGATATGCGATCATGATGCCATCGCTCATCTTGATCCGGCCTTCTTCGCTGTTTCGTACGCCGACCTGAACTGCTTCTTGGCCTCTTCGTTCGCCAGCTGCTGTGAACCCTGCTTACCTGCGCCAGTGACCAGCTCGTGAATGAAGAGAGAAGCCTTCTCCCGCCGTGTCTTGTCGATGTTGTTACTCAGCTGGGAGAACTGCTGCTCGAGTTGCATTCGCTTGATCGCGTCCTGCAGCTCCTTGTTAGAGAGCATCTTGGTGGACTTCTGCGACTTTGCTCGAGTGTGGATATCGCCCAGTTTACGGGCTTCATCCGAAGGGCTTTCACGAGAAGCCTTCTTGGCGGCTCGACTCTGCCCCCACTTCATGCCCTTGACGCCGTAATGTGAGAGAAAATCCGAGGCAGCCTCGGCCTGAGCGACAAACTCGTCGTCAGAATCTGAATGAGAAAAGAACGAGTCGGCGTCAAATGGGGTAAACCCCGCATTCTCACCGCGTCGTTTGAGGTCCTTTTCCAGCTCTTCCTTTGAGGAATATGCTGAAGGAAGAATCACTCCCGGCGTCCTAGGCACGATCCCTCACCTCCTCTCTGAATGGAGTGCTGTCAATGCCCATCTCTCGATGCAAGGTTTCGCCCCACACCTTGACGAACGGTGGCGGATTCGGACTCCAGTGGTATTGAGAAAATAACTCAGCCTCCATCTCTTCTCGAGTTCCGGATGCTTCCGCATAGCCGGACACCTTGCTCAAGAATTGAAAAGGCGAAATGCCTGCTCTTTCGGCCACTTTAGAGGAAGCGTCAAGAGCTCTGTCGCGAGCCTTGATGTTTCCGCCGGTAACTTTAGGACCTAGAAATCCATTCTTCACTTGCTGTTCGGCGTGAAAGAGAGCATGCGCTGATTCGTGAGTTAGCAAACCGTGTTCGTGTCCGCAGTCTTTCGCAAACCAACCGAGATCTTCAGCGTCTTTAAGCTCTTTACGGAGGTTGTGGTCTCGGACAAAAATGTCGCCCCCACGTTTTCCCGGAGTAGCTTTTACGAAGCCGACAGTTCCATACTGGTATTCCGGATGATCAGGCCCAATAGTTTGGATCGAGCTAATCTGGAAACCGTATCGACTAGCCATCAACGCAGCCACCTTCTGACCGGCGGCCTTTGTAGAAGCGTGGATGTTAGAGTCGACTATCGGACCTGCGGTTTGAAGACGATAGCCACCACGTTCATCGTTGCGGACGCCCCACTTCATGCCCTTGACGCCGTAGTGGACGAGAAACTCCTCAGCTTCGGTAGTCATGAATCACCTCCTTCCGTTATCGTTGTCGACGTTCGCCCTTGCGTCGATCGCCGCCGAGGATGTTGTTGTGTTTGAGCCACGCCTCTACCTCGTTCGGCGTCATAGCTGCCGCACGTCGATCTCGCTGACGACGTTCATCGACCGTCTCACCGCTCTCTTCGGCGAGGCGACGCGCTTCCTGACGAGCTCGGAGTCGTCTCTCGAATCGAGTTCCTTCTGGATGCCTCATCGAAATCGTCCCCTTGCCAGATCATGACCCCGACCAGAATGCCGAACGGAATTGCTAGCAGCAACCAACCGATCAGAAACCAAAGCCAAGACATCAGACCGTCCGCCACCTCATGATCGAGCCAGGACGAACCGTCATCAGCGTGGCGGTCTCCGGACGGAACTGCATCCGGATGTTGCCAGCACCCGGAGTGGCACCGACCTCGATGATCGCCTGAATGGTGACGAGACTCGGTGTGGCCAGACCTGCCGTGTTGGCCTGAATCGTGTTGAGCCCGCTGTGTGCAATGGCGTCGGCCGTAGCAGACGTCGCTGCTGCTATTTTGACCGCGGCTGCCGTAATGCCGGTCGTTGGTCCGGTCAGCTGTGTCTGAATGCCAACCGTTGCCGCGTTCGACTGAACCGACGCGACGATGTCGACCATGTAGCGGGTGTTGGCTGCCGGGGCAAAGCCGGTGAACGCATCCACCAGTGAGATGACGCTGTTGTTAACCGCGGTAGTACGAATCTCTTCGGTCCACGGGCCAGAGCCGACCGAGAGGCTGTTGATCTGCTGTTGCAGACTCTTGACGTCCGCCCCGATAGCCGCGACAAGACTTGTGAGGCGTGTCTGAAGGCTCACGCCTTCGCAGTGGTGTAGAGCGCGACCAGATCGGTCTCGGTGTTACCGACATCAGCCGTACCGACAGCCAAGATGTTCGTCCTGGCGTTGCCCTGCTGGGTGGTGGTCAGGCCCTGGGCCGCCGTGTCGACCCGGACACGGTTGCTCAGCGCAGTGGTGGTCGACGAAGCGAAGTTCGCGTCATCACCCAGCGCAGCGGCAAGCTCGTCGAGCGTGTCGAGAGCCGTCGGAACCCCAGCACCGAGAATCTCGGCCTTGACTGCGATCCGTTCCTGCCGGACACCTTCGACCGTGACGGCTCTAGTGGTGTCGACGCCTGCCGCGACCTCAGCGAGCGTCGCCAGTTCGACAGTGCCTGCCACGGTCGTGGTCGCAGCCGTGACGGTGGAGCCGGTCGGCTTGGCGTTGACTTCGTTGACCGCCGAGACGAGAGACGTCTTGGAGGTAGTGGTCAGAGTAGTGAGATCTCCCGACGCTGATCCTGAGATCATGGTGCGAAGGGTCTTGTAGTCGGTTCCGATAGCAGTGATCAGATCGCTAATGCGAGTCTGGAGCGACATACTTACACCTTCGCATTCTCATAGAGCAGGACCAACGAGGGCCCGTCGTCGTAGATTGGATGTGGTTC